GTTTAACTCCGCTTTCCAGCATTGTTTTAACTAAGGTGCCCATCGGTGTTGGTAAAACTTTCATTTTGCCATAACCGTTTGGTCCATCCATCCACATATCTGTGATCATATGGCTTACACGGTCTAAGTTTATGTTAAGTCCTTCTGGGTGATCAACTTCTCCAAGAACACTATATCCTCCTGTGATTTGATCGTTGAGAGTTTTGACAGCTCTACCTATCTCAGTAACAGGGTAAACTCGCTGGTTAGCATTTTTTACACCGCCCTGGATACAAATACCTTTAAGATAAAGATCTTTGCCTCCATTCTTGTTTTCAGTAGTCTCGACGACCATACCTGCTTGGTCGAATGTCAATGTCTCAGTTAAATTAAACACCTATAAGTTCCTTAACTATTAAGATCCAATAGTACTTTTACTATCAGTTCCTGTTTCGCCTGCGCCTTTTTTCTCAGCGCCGTGGCCTTTTGAGTTAGCACTCATTGACTTTGAAGCTTTTCCGCCTGGTACGTTAACGTTCCCTGCGTTATCTTCTTTAGCCGAGTCAGCTTTCCCGCCTTTTTCATCACCACCTTGTGCAATGTTACTAGCAGTTCCACCCATGTCGTTAGCGCCAGCTACTGGAGATTTGGTGTTTGCACCATTGTCGCCCATATTAGCTGTTACTTTTTCAACATACTCACGCATTTCAGTGTTGGCATCTTTTTTGCCTTCAAATGCTGGTGCTACTTCAAGATCGGCTTCAGGAGCAAATGCTTCTTCTGCCTCTTCGTCATCACCTTCGTCGTCTCCAGCGTCCATATCCATTTCTGGTTCTGCATCGCCTTCATCTTCGTCACCGTCTTTATCAGCCATCATAGCATCAAATTCAGCTTTTAGGTCATCGAATGTGTCTTCTAAATCAGTAACTCTGTCTTCAATTTCTTCTTCGTCGCTATCTGATTCATCACCTTCTTCGCTGTCTGCGGCAATATCTGCCATCATGTCATCAGCGGCATCGCCACCCATGTCATCTTCTGCTTCTGGTGTAATTTCGTCTACAAAGTTTTCGTCAACTTCTTCATCTGAAGATTCATCAACTTCTTCGTCAGTTGCTTCGTTAGTTTCTTCGTCGTCTGAAGATTCATCAACTTCTTCGTCAGTTGCTTCATTAGTCTCTTCATCATCTGAAGATTCATCAACTTCTTCGTCAGTTGCTTCTTCTACTTCAACTTCTTCTACATCATCTTTTAAAAGATTTTCGTAAATATCACGTGATTTTTCAACCACAATTTCGTGAAACAGTTCTTCTGCTCCCGCTTTGTCTTCAGCAATTAGCTTTTCAAGCATTGCTTCAAATTTGTTTTGATTAGCCATTTTTCTCTCCTCCTGTTGTTTAGATACGATAAGCTGTCAATTGTATTTATGGTTTTTCATTAAAAGGGTGGTTAAACCGGGCAAAACGAGCCGATTTTACATTAAGATTGTAAATTCACGAATTTTTCAATGAATTCACTTACTGTGATGTGTGATAAGTTGCCCAATGGTCTTAAATTATCAGGGCAATAATCATCTTTGTTCTCTACTACTCTTATATATCTTTTTTGTATATTTTTTTGAATTATGATACCAGTCTGTCGACTCCAATTTCCGTGGTATGTAGCACTATCTGTACTTCTTTTATAATTTTGTGTATCTGCAAACAAATTATTAATTTTGCCTTCTAGTCCTTCATAGTCAAAGCCTAGTATGTATATTTCGTTGTGATCGTGTGCTTTACCATAAGTTGCTAACCATAATGCTGTAGGCCCACTTGACCACCCTTTAGGATCGTCAAAGTAATTAAACTTATGAAATTTTTCAAATAATTTGTTTGGGTTAGTCCACACTTCGTGTTCTAATTGATATTTTGAATTGTTAATTTCTGTAACCATCTTAGTATCTACAGCAACAAGATAATCAGGATTTAATCCTGTTCTATAAACTGCATTACATGCATATAGAGTTCCGTGTGCTTTAAGTGGTTCTAGTTGTATAGGTTTTCTTGAGGTACCATTTCCAATAACAAATGCTATTGACATGACTAAACAGCCTGTTCTGCGTTAGCGGCAAGTCCGTACATTTGTCTTACGAAATGTAATTCCTTGTCCTGCTCCTCTTTGTGTAAATCAGATGCTAATCTCATTTTGTTTATCTGACGTAGGGTTAAACGTGTTTTACGTGTATCGTCTTTTTTCATAATTGAATCGTCTGATTTGGGATCATAAGAGTTATTCTCAACTGGCTCTAATGTTTCTTTGTCAAAATAAAATAATTCACGTAGTATCATGCTAGTATTTATACCTCTCCGCCTGGAACAGGAGCTTCTCCGCCTGTTACGGTTTCTGGTGGTGTTCCATCGCCGCCATCTTCTGGTGCCGGTGCATCTGGATCAACCGTTTCGTCTTCCATTCCGCCTAGGTCTGCTTCCATACCTGCGGCACTAACTCCAGCGCCACGCATTTCGCCTGCGGCGTCTGTTGGTACTGGTGTAATATTTTCATCATTTTCTTGACGCCATAACTTTTCGTTATCTGCAACTTCTTCTGCACTTAGTCCTAAGAAACGTTTAAGTGCAAATCTATTTGAAACATAAGGTATAGCCGCCATCTGTGTAAACGTTCCAACTCTTGCATTGTCAAGTTCTGACTGTCTGTAACTTGCAAAGTTTTGTGGTGGTTGCATTCTTAGATCAAACATTGCTGTGTCAATGTTAATACCTTTTTCTAATAGGTAGCGTTTAAAGTCTTGGTTAAATTGTTCTGTTAAAAGTCCTTGTAGTCTTTCGCAATAGGTGTTGAAGCGTAACTCTTGAATGTATGCAGTACCCACTCGCCCATCTTGGAATGCACTAGAGCCATCGTCAGGCCCTGTAGGAAGATAAGAACTAGGAATACGCAAACCGCGTACCAACTTATTAGTAAAATATCTAAGATCATCAATCTCTCCTAGGTTAGTTCCACCTGGTAATGTTTCAACTTTAGATCCACGTCCTTCTGCTGTTTGCGGAAAGAAGTAATCTTCGTTGATACTTAATGGGTTATAGCTAGAGTCAATAACATTATTTCCTCCACCTGTGCTACTTGGAATACGTCTTTGGTGTATGTCTGTTTTTACACGTTCAACAAATTGCATTGCCAAGTGTGATGGCATATTACCTACGTCAACGTAGAATACTCTACGTTCTGGTGCTCTTTGCACTCTGTAAATAATAATAGCATCTTCTAATAATTCTTTTTGTTTGTATACTTTAAATATACTTTCTAATAAACTGTTACCAAATGGAAAGTTGTTATCTAATCCTTCTGATAAACTTAGGTGTACAATATGTTCTGCATCAACTGCAAACTCTGATTCGCCTTTTGCAAAACGCCCACCTTGTAATGCTTGGTTAGGTGCACCTGTCATTCCACGTGAACCGCCAGTCATATAACCGTCACCACCACCTGTAACATTACCATTTGTTTGTAATGGTGTAGTTGCTACATTGGAAACAAAGTTTAAGTTTACATTTTTAATAACATACTGCTCAGGTTTTTTACCTTCTGATTCGTTAACAATAATCTTTGTAACGTTTGCAGGATCAATGTAGTGCCATTTTTTAGTTTCTGGATCTCTAATAAAAAATGCATCGCCATACTTAAAAGTATTACGCAAAATACGGAACATTTTTGTTTCAAAGTTTTGTACTTTACACCACTGTTGTAAGTATAGTCTAAGTGTTTGTACTTCTGTGTTAGTTGCGTCTGATTTGAAATCCATAATAAATGGACTTCTATTTGAAGTATTTTTTTGTGTTGTAAATTCTGCTAAGATATCTAATGCGGCATTTACTTCACTATCGTTGTCCATAGTGTTATATTGCCCGTATCTTTCAACACGATTTGGAGAACCTACATATACATCTGGCAAGTAACTTGAATAATTTGCTTGAGCAGGACCCATACCTTGATTAGAACTTCCGCCTAATGGACTATAACTGCCGTCTCGATTAGACCCCGTTGGTACTGGTGTGAAATAGCGTTTCCAGCTCATATTATGCCGCTCCTCCTAATGCATCATTCATCTGTTTTCCACCTCTAGTTTGTTTTTTAAGTTCTTCTAACATAAGTGCGTTAGTACTATTTAACGAAACTAGCATAGAAGCACTTTTATCTTGGCTTTCATTTGATACATTTAATACTTTGGTAAATGATGCTTTGGTTTCTGCGTCCATGTTTTTGTATTCTTCGTTATATTCGGCTATTTGTTTAATTAATTCTTTAATATTTTTGGTAACTTGTTTTAAATTGGCATCGTCCATAGCTTCAACATATGCCGCAATACCTTGTAATCCATCTCCAATATTTTTAAGTCCAGCGGCATCAACATCAGCAAAAGCCTCAAGTTTTTTAGCCATAACATCTAAATTGCCATCATTACCAAAAAAGCTACTAAAGAATTTACCGGCGCTGTCTAAAAATCCGTTACCTGTAAATGCACTAACACCTTTTTGTAAAGATTGTAATGCTGGGCCTAGGTCGCTCATAGTTTTTGGATTAATTCCTTCAAACGATTTAACACCATCTGATAATCCTTCTAATGCTCCGTCACTAATAAACGATGCAACAAGTCCGCCTTTGGCAAGTCCCATCATATTATCAGTTAATGGCCCTAATGATTTACCAACATCAAGTAATTTCTTAGCATCCATGCCTTCAAACTTTTTAACGCCGTCTGCAAGTGTGCCTACTCCGCTAGTAATCGAATCTATCAATGCGGCAATTCCGTATCCAGCTACTCCAATTCCAGCAAACGCTAGACCAATTGCAAGTACACCTGGTACTGCTAGGTTAATTGGACCTGCTAGTGCGCCAATAGCCGCCGCAACGCCAAGTAATACAGCCGCGGCACCAATGCCGCCCCACATCAATGCTTTGCCCCACTCTTCAAATTTTGTAATTATTGGGCCTAATGATTCAAACATTGATCCCATAAGTGTTCCACCTGAGCCACCTGCATCTGGTGCATCACTACCAGGACCATCAGCACCTACTGATGCGTTCTTTTTCTTACCTCCAAACAAGAATCTAATTGGATCAATTAAGTATTTTGTTACTAGTTCTCCAATGCTAAGTTTGCCCCAATCATCTTTGAAAGATTGAAATATATTTCCAAGATTGTCAATTAGTATTCCTAATCGATCTGTAAATCCTTGAATTGATGTTTGTATCTTGTCACTC